TTCACCATACATTGTAATAATACTTTTACCTTGTTCAATATCAGTTTTAACAAGGTCTTTAGTAATATCTTTTAGTACCAATAATTCGTCCATACTACGATCAATCATAGCATCTCTTTTTCCTATTTTTAAAACAACGGTAACTACGCCTATGGTGAGGATAGCCAGTTGTAACATTGAAACATAAACTGTAAGGCTATTATCATTCATTGTAGTTTCCTTATTATGAACTTCGCATTAAATGTAAATTTACTATATTAGTGCTTCCGCTTGTTAAGTTAGAAGTAGTAATAGCACCGCCGCTTGTTGCTGGAATATTAGCAATACTTGAAATAACACCAGCAGCAGACATATTTATAGCATAACCAATCCATGTTCCAGAAGGTAAATTTACGACATTACTTGCTGCTGATTTAGAGCAGAAACCAGAAGTTGCTGTAGCAGTTAAAGCTGTTGCAAAGTTTGGAACTAGAACAACAATAGTACTACCAATATTTCCATATAAATTACCATTAAAAACACTTGTAGCTACAATAGTTGGTGCTCGTACCTCAGCAGCATAAACTGAACCACTAATACCAACACCACCACCAACTTGTAGTGCTCCTGATGTTGTATTTGTAGCTGCTTCTGTAGAGGATAGTGTAGTAATTCCACTAATACTTGTTGTACCATTTACAGCTAGTTTTGTGGTCGGGTTGTCTGTTCCAATGCCAACATTGCCAGTAGCTGAAATTCGCATTCTTTCATTACCAGTAGCTGATGTGTTTCTTCCTTGGTAGAAAGCAAACGCAGATACTCCGGGTGGTTGGCCAATAGCCCAATCATCTATTGTATTCTGTGTAATTTGAATTTGCGATCCAGTATGACTACTATTTGCGGTATTAGTCAAAAGTTGATTAATTCCGTTTGTTGGATTTGTAGTAGATATACTCAATTTGCACTGCGGGTTTGCTGTTCCAATGCCAACATTGCCAGAAGAATCAATACGCATTCTTTCACTATTACCAACATCTAGCCGAATGTGTGCAGTAGCATTGGTGTCTGTATTTTGAATGGCGAATGAGCCAGTTTGGTATTTAACTATTTGTCCAATAGAAGACGCAGCACCGCTAGTATTGTTAGTGATCAAGCGAACGATTGATGCAGCAGATGCACCATTTGTATAATTGTAAATATCCAAGTTTCTTGTTGTATTACCAGCCGCATTTACATCTCCAATAATCAGATTGCCACCTGATTCAATACGCATTCGCTCTGCGGTATTTGTTTCAAATTTAAGACTAGCTGCTTCTTGATTTGTAATAAGCATATCATTACCAGACATCCAAACGACACCACCATCAGTTGCTAAAGATCCAGTAGTTGAGTTTACAAGCTGAATGGATGGAGTAGACGCTTGAAAAACAGATAGTGTTCTTGTTGTTGGAGTCATTCCAATTCCAAGAAAGGATGAAGAATTCCATGCTGGACCACCAGCAGATAGCTTGATTGGTGTAATAGAATAATTAGTTACAGTACCAATTGTTGTATTTGATACATTTACTTCTGTTGTTGTTTTATCAATTAGTTCTTGAATAAGATGAATTAATTGTTTTGTTTCAAGATTTAATTGAGCACTTGTTAGTTTAGTACCAGCAGACCACTCTACTAAAGTTTGATTGCTAACTGTTTTTCTTCGTATTTTTAAAACAGATGTCCCAGAAACAATAGCTGGTACTGGAACATTAGCTAGACCATCACCGTCTGGATTAAAATCATATGTATCACCAGTTGATGGTAAATTTATAGCAGTAATTGTTTTACTTGTTTCGTTAAAAGTAATTCTTGATGCTGGTATAATAAAGACTTGTTGTTTGTCTTTTTGTGTTGTTGCTGTGTTATTTAAAAAGTCTTCAATAGTAGAATAGTTTCCAGTAGTTCTTGGTACTGTAAAAACTCTTTCTACTTCTAATTGAGCTGAGTGTGGAATACCATCAATAAGAGAAATATTATTATAGCTAAAGGGTGTTCCTTCCCATGTTCCACTTGTACTAGTAGTTACGATTGTATTTGTATAAGGCATTGTTGCTCTCCTAATTAAGCAGTTGGTGATGATTTCTGAATAAACTTACCTGCTAATTCCATATTAACAATGTTAACAGGAGTTGGATAATCAGAAACAATTTTAATTTGAGTTGAATCAGAGAAACCAAGAATATTTGCAGTAAACTCTCCTTCTTCTTCATAGTTTTCTAGATTCAATAGATCCTGATTATCATCAGTTCTTTGATTAGTAAACTTAGAAACAAGAGCTGTACGGCCTCTATTTGATACCTGTACATCGTAATTACCAGTATTCTTATGTCGTAATGTAATAGATCTTAGATTTAAAGATCCTTCAATAGCGTTGTTATTTTGATCTCTAACAAACTGTGTAGATAATTCTACTTCCATAGTAAACTTTAAACCAATATAAACATTTCTATCAATAGAATAATCAATAGCTCTTGAAGAATTAATTGGTACAAATCTACCGTTAAAGATTAATTCAATATAAGTATCTTTTAAGAAATAAGCTACTGGAGATACAACTTCGTATGCTCTATCGCCATCAACATCTGTTGTCCAAGTAGAGTCAGTAACTAGTTGTATATTTGCTATATCAGCATATGGGAATGTTATTGGAACTCTTATTTTTGTTTGATTACTATCTGAAGTATAGTCTGAATTATTATCATACATTTTTATTTTAATCATTCTATCAAGTCTTGGAATACTTGGTGAATAGGATCTTAGATATGATTCTTCTAAATAGTATCTATTTGTTTGTGAAGCTGCTGCTCCCGGTACTTGTCCTACCGTTGTAGGTGTTGTTGTACCTGATGTTGTAGCATTAGCTGTTGGTCTTTTAATTACAGAATATAAATAATCGTTATAAGACTGATTAGATAAAATACTATCGTTTGTATTTAATACATATCTAAAGAAAGCATTCTGAAGGTTTCTATCTCCAGCAAATCTTGATGCATGGAAATATAAATAATTCTGAGCTGCGTTATCTGACATGATAATATAGTTCTGCGCTGGTGCTACACAAATACTTCTATAGGTATTTGGTAAATAGTCAGGACAGGTTACAGTTAATTCCTGTGCTACTGCCAAGTCTGCTGATTCAGAACTAAGGTATAGATATAATTTAGATGAGTCAAAGAAGTAAATCAATGAACCCATTAACTGTGGTTCAATAAACTTAGCTGTTGAATAGAAAGCAGTTGGGGAGATTTCAGCAGTTAGTGGTGTAATTTGATTCTGAGATCCCTTTAGTTCATACTGTACATTACCTAATGTATTAATAAATAGATAAGTATTAAATGGTGTTAGAGAGGAAATCTCACTAAAGGTATTAGAAGATGCTCTAACATCAATTGGATCGGTTGATACAATATTACTAGGATCTGCTAAGAATAAATCTTCATAAACGCCTAGCTGACTAGTGAATACAACATCCTCAGCAGCAAAGTATAAACGATCTCTAAATGTTGAGATTGCTTTGATCTGAACTTGTCTTGGTGTTACTTTGTCATCTGCCAAGAATACGCTTGGGCCGGGATTGGAAAATCTGTTGCCGCTAGTTCTTGGTTCCCAGTTAATTGGATTTGCTGTCCATTTTAAAGCAGCCGCTGCGTTATATACAATTTTCTGAGGCATTCTTCTTTTATCTACTACAGAATAACAATCTGGACTACGAACCTTTTTAGTATAGGGTTTGCTAGCAGATGAAATAATTCTATAATAACCACTTGTAAAGTTTAGATATGGTGCTGCTGTAAAGTATATTTTACCATTACCAGAAGAAGTTCCATATAAAGTATTTAGAACTGTTTTAGCTGTATTATCATATGTAATAGGATTTCCTCCAACAGTTAAAACAATTCCGTTATTTCCGTTTACTTCAGCATATTCTGGTGGGAATCTAATCTCACTAAAGTCTGCTAAAGACTGTCCAAACCAAGGTTGAGTTGCATCATGCCAAATAAAATCTTCTACTTCAACAAAGTAACCAGAGAAAGCTGTTATAGTGCTACCGCTGGTTATTGTAGATCCAGTAGAAATAGATTCAATTGTAAATGTTGTTCCGGTTGTTCCCCAATTACTAAGAGTAATTAAACTACCATCTGCTGTTGCAGCATATACTTTAGATTGAGTTGATGGATTTATAGTTACTGGAGAAGTAGTTGGTGTTCCATATGTTAATCCAGATGGAAGACTTGGTGCTGCTCCTAGTGTTACTGAGTTACCTACTGCTAAAGTACCAGTAATAGTTGTACTAGTACCTGCTAATGTATTTAAATACCAATAAGAATTAGATCCCTTAGTATATCGTGCGGACGAATAATAAGTAAGTTTAGTTCCGCTTGTATCTGTTGTTGCGGTTTCGGCTCCATTCAAACCAAATAACTTACCACCAGTACCAGCACCGTTCCAACCAGATTCACCACTAGTAAACCCAGCATATACTAAAGTATTAACAATAATAATACTATTGCCAACAGTAGTTGCTTTTAAAACATCTTTAGCATTATTTGTTGAATTACCATAAGTAATATACGATCTGGTATCTGCATTTATAATAGTAGAGTTTTGTTGATTAGCAGCAGAGTATTGAGTTTCGTCGCTCCAAGTACCGTCTGGTCTTAGTCTAAAAGCATAGACTAGAACATCAGTAGATCCTGTTGCTTTATAATCCACAACTATAAGAAATCTATTATCTTCATTTATATTAAACCAATAAAACCAATAATCTTTAGTTGTTCCTACTGCATGACTTAGTGGAAATAAATCTATTCTATTTGCATTTGGTACTGAAGATGCTGCGTTATTATTCCAAATATTAGATGCGCTATATTGAATAACGGTTTCAAAACCCGGTCGTTTTTCAAAAGATCTTTCTAAAGATACAAGAGCATTATCCATATTCTCTGCTTCGTTTGGTAATCTTTTAGATTGAGCTTGTCTGCTTACACCACCACTAAGAGTATAGATTGGTATGTTTGTTGTTACAGCTGGACCTCTTGCATTTGGGTATCTTCTAGCCATTCTTATACTCCTCGCCAGTAGCGATATCTATTTGGATCATAAACATATGGGTTTCTAAAGATGGCTCCTCTGGCATTAGCATCACCATCTTTAAATATATTTCGTTTCTTATCATTAATATCGGCAGCTTTGCCTTTTATATTAAACATTTGTTCTTGATAACTTAAGAACTGATCGGCTGCTGGATCACCTTGTGTTAAGATTTGATAATTTCTAGCAGCACTTGCAAGAATAGCTCTTTGACAAGCAGTATCTAAATGCTCCCATTTTAATTTCTTAACTATTTCAATATAATAATCAATACCAGTTGTCCAAACATCGGTATCATCTGTAAAGTTATACAATTTAATTGAGTTAGCACTTCCAGTACCATCATTAAACATTTTTGCAACTATTTGTTGATTATCTGAATTTAAGTGTAATGACATTAGGTCAGCAGACATAATACCTTCTTCATCAGTATCTGCACCAACATCGAAATAAATCTTACCGCTTGAGTCTGGATTAAACTTTCTAACTATCTTATTATTAGCTAATCCTCTTAATTGAAAGTCAATGCTTGCTTGTTCTAGGAGTGTATCTGCAATTCCTGTATCAATACCTGAGTTATTAGTAAGATCGGCTACAGGAGCTTCGCCTGCTGCCAGTAACATTTGGTTAATAGCTTGTAGCTTTGTAATAAAACCCATATAGCCTCCTTATAAAAAAGAAAAAATAAACCACCCGACTCCCAATTAAGGGAGCCGGGGGTAGATGTAAGATCACCTCCTGTCAATCATGTTTAAACAAATAAACGATATTAACAGTAAGATTAATCATAATTAGGCAGAAGTTACTGCGTATTCTGCTGCGAAACCATTGGCTAGATTAAGGTTTGTGGTATTAATCAAAGCGGCACATTCTCTGCGAGTGTCAATTTCGGTAGTTTCGTTGTAGTCAGTTGCACTATTGATACCAACTAGAGCCTGAACTAGTTCTGGACGAATTACGCCAGTACCCTTCATCATGCTAGCTACGGTAAACTGAGTATTTCTGCGGACATCCTGTACGGTGTCAACCTTCATACCCATTAGTGATAGACCAGCAATAGCTTCTGGCTGGAAAATAAATCCGAATACGTCAAAATAAGTTGAATTTAGATTATACTTTCTTGAGCCAATTACGTTTGTAGCGTAATCCTTATTGTTTGGAAGATGATTGCTCTTGATGATTCTGCAACCCATATATTCTAGGCTATCAGATAGAGCATTCATTCCCATTCCTAGTGGAGCACCAAGCATACCCATATCGCTGTTACCAGCAAACATTGGAACCTTAGTGAAGTTAGTACCACTGTTGGCTGAAGCAGCAACATCACCAGCTCTGGTAATACCAAGACCACGAATAGTCTGGAATACCTTTGGAGTGACTACGCAATAAACATTGTTAGTTGGATAATCATGTTCCTGCATGAATACAAAGTAATCTTCAATAGCCTTTAGAATTCTAACTGCTGTTGTTTCTGTGCAGTTTGTTACTGCAACACCAACACCATCTGAGTTGACTTGACCTACTACA